CCCGTTACCTTCGCCGCGCTTCTTACCGCTTTCCGGGCGGATGGTGAATGAACCCGAGCCTGGCGGCCAATCAGCAGCTCGCACTGCGGCATGTACCTCGTCACGCAACGCCGCCCACGTGGGCGAATTTGCAAATGATCCCCGTGAGATCAGCGTCTCAACTCTGACAATCTTCATCCTCGGCTCTCATGGCTAAAAGCCATGAGGCTAACGTCGGCATCCAAACTTGTCGAGCGGATAACCGGGTAACGCCGCGTTACCACTCTGGCATGGTCTGGCGGGCCGCTGGCGCTGCCTGGGCGGTGTGCGCACCGCAAGACCGACCGCGTGCCTTTCTCATGACATCTCAGGAATGGCGCTGGCCGGTGTCAGGAGGAACAGTTGTCCTGTTGCGACTGGGAGCGTAGATGCCAGATAATTGAGGGCGTTAGCGAGAGCGTGCCTGAATCGACAGGACAAACCAGGGCGGCCTACGGAGGGCCGACCAGTAGCGGTGGCAGTCCGCAGCTAACAGCCGAACCCGTTCCCGCCGAGTGGGTTCTCATGCTTCGCCCGGCATTGTCTCGGGGCGGCTCCGGATCTTGGCGACATCAGATTCGGAGACTCTCATGTCCAACATCCCTGCCCAAGACGGCAACCTCGCCGAAGAAATTTCCTTCAACGTCCCGAAGCGGTGGCTCCGCGCCCGTGAAGCTGCCGAGTACCTGGGCGTTTCCGTGCCGCACCTCGCCCGACTGCGCGAGCTGAGAAAAGGCCCGCCGTACCGCAAGTTCGGCAGCGTTGTCCTGTACGACATTCGCGAGCTGGACGACTTCGTCCTGGCGCAGCCCCGCTTTGAAAACAAAGGGGGTGGCCTGTGAGCGATTTTCTGGACACTCGAAAAGGTGAAAGCCCCGCTTCCGGGGCGACAGAAGACGGGGCTTTCGGAGCAAAGCGAGAAGGAAGCCATACTCAAGCTGAATTCTCGGTGGTCCAGGCTGCCCCGGCAATCATCGACACCGCCGCCGCTGTCAGTTTCTTGCAGTGGCTCCGCCCGGAAGGCCCGTGGCTGCTGGTCGCCAAGCACCCCGAACGGAACGGGTTCCGGCCCAAGCTGTTCGCGCCTGGGCAAGAGGCCGACCTCGCCCAGTGGCTGGCGGGCCTGACTTCGCAGAACGTCTATTACCACCTGAACCCCACCCGCGACGGGCTGGAGAAGAAGGCCGCCAAGTCGGACGTTACCGCCGTGCGCTTCCTGCACGTGGATATCGACCCGCGTGCCGGGGAGGACGTGGGCGAGGAGCGCCAGCGGATCATCGGTCGCCTGACGCACAACCTGCCGAAGGAGCTGCCGCCGCCCACCGCAATCATCAGCTCCGGCGCTGGTGCCCAGGCGCTGTGGGCGCTGCGCGAGCCGATCCTCTTGGACGGCTCCGAGGCCCAGGCGGCAGAGGCCGAGCGTTACACCCGCTGGATTCAGGGCGTGTTCGGCGAGGCCGACAACTGCCACAACGTGGATCGTGTTCTGCGCCTGCCGGGCAGCATCAACAACCCGGACGCCAAGAAGCGGGCCAAGGGCCGCACCGCTGCCCCGGCCACCCTCGTGGCGCTGCACCCCGAGCGCGTCTATGGGCTGGAGAGCTTCCAGCAGGCTCCGGCCCAGGGTGCCACCGTGCCCGCCACCGTAGGCGCTCCTAGCGCGGCCCTCGCCGCCGTCACGCTGGGCGATGTGGAACGCCTGGAGTCGGTGGATGCCCTCGACAAGTGGAACGTGCCGGGCTGGCTGAAGGTGCTGATCGTTCAGGGCCACGATCCCGACAACCCGACCAAGTACCCGAGCCGTTCCGAGGCGCTGTTCGCTGCCGCTTGTGGGCTGGTGCGCCAGGGGGTGCCCGACGAGGTGATTTTCTCGGTGCTCACCGACGAGTCGTTCGGCATTGCCGAATCGGTGGTCGAGCACAAGAGCCCAGAGAAGTACGCACGTCGCCAGATCGACAAAGCCCATGAGGCCGTTGGCCAGGACGTGGGTTGGAATCCGACCAACAAGGCAGGCGAGCCGCTTAAGAGCCTGCACAACACCATCACGGCCCTGAGGCTGATCGGTCTGGAGTGCAGTTATGACCTGTTCCGTCGCCGGAACATGGTCGGCCACCACCAGATGCAGGAGCTTTCCGGCGAGTTCTCCGACATGGCCGAGGTGCTGATTCGGCGCGAAATTCGCTGCCGCTTCGGCTTCGATCCTGGCAAGGAGTACGTCCGCGACGCGGTGCTGGAGCTATGCGCCCTGGGCAGCTACGACCCTCTTCTGGATCACCTGAACGGCCTGCCTACCTGGGACGGGGTGTCCAGGCTGGACTCCTGGCTCGTTCGCTATCTGGGCGCAGAGGATTCGCCCTACATCCGTGCCGCTGGCGCTACTTGGCTCGTGGCAGCGATGGCCCGCGCCTTCGAGCCGGGCACCAAGTTCGACCACATGCTGGTGCTCGTGGGTGCCCAGGGGCGTGGGAAGTCGTCCGCGCTCAACATCCTCGCCGGGGAGTTCTTCAGCGATGCGAACTTCCTCGATGCCCAGGACACCCGCGAAGTTCTGGAGGCAACGGAAGGTGCGTGGATGGTGGAGTGTGCCGAACTGGCCGGGATGCGCCGGAAGGACGTGGAGACGCTGAAGCACGAGATCACCCGGCGAGAAGACCGGGGCCGCCCTGCCTATGCGCGGACGGTCGTGTCGGTAAAGCGTCGCTTCGTCCTGGCGGGCACCACCAACAGCGGGCGCTTCCTGCACGATGAGACGGGCAACCGCCGCTTCTGGCCGGTGGAGGTTGGCGAGATCGACCTGCCTGGGCTTCAAGCCGACCGCGACCAGATTCTGGCCGAGGCGCTGGCCCGCTACCACAGTGGCGACTTCCAGTTGTTCCTGACAGACGAGGCGCTGGAGGGTGCCCAGCAGGCCCAGGAGGCCCGCCGCACCGTGGAGGATGGCCTCCTAGAGATCGCCGAAGGGCTGCACCCCGAAGGCTTCTACGAGGGCACGGCAGCCATCAGCACGGATGCGGTGTATCAGTCCATGGGCATTCCACCCGAGCGCCGACGCGGGCAGCTCGCCACCGATGTGCGCCGGGCGATGGAGGAAGCTGGGTGGAAGCCGTCGCCGGGCTCCGTGCGCTGGCAGGGCAAGAAACGACGGCTGTATCTATGGGCTAAGGACGAACCACCACCACCTGTTTCGACACAACCGTTCTAACCATGCGGGGGCTTCGGCCCCCGTTTTTGTGCGTGCCTGCCCCCGCGTTCCGCGCTCCGTTCCGGGTAGGGTTCCGGGCTGGGAGCCTGCAGAGACGCGGGTTCTAGGCCCGGAACGAAGGGAACGGAGAACGTGCGTATATAGGGGCTACCTCTACCGCCCAGGTGCCCACACCACACTGCTGTGATGTAGTCCTCTGCTTCTCTCTACCCTCTTACTTAATTCCTTCGTTCCGTTCGTTCCGAAGAGCTAGGAGCCTGTATCTACGCGGGCCTGGGCCGGAACGCTGGCCCGGCTGGTGGCGTTCCGCCTGCGTTCCTGCGTTCCGCCTGGGCAACACGGCCTGCTGAATCTTCTGCGTTATCCACTTCAACTGACACATCGCGCGCCGCGCACGGGCACCACCCCGCCTGCGCGTCCCGCCACCTGGGCCGCCCTCGCAGCCCCGAGAACGCCTGCCAGCGCCACCCTCAGCCGCTGCCCTGCCTGGGCCGCACCACCGCTCCTAGGCCCGCCTAGGAGGTGCAGCGGAACGCCCCGGTAAGTTCGAGTTACCACGCCCCGCCAGCGAGACCAGCCCACCACCCTGGGCCAGCCGCTGCCGACCGTGGAGCGCACCGCCCGCGCCCTCTTGGCCTGTGGCCACCTGCCAAAACTGATATCGCAGCCAGCGCTGGGCCGAGATCATTTGCCTTGAGAACGCAAGCACCAGGGAATCCGCATGACATTGACCGCCCGCGCACCAGCCCAGAGAGGAATCGACTTGTACCGAATCGAGCCGGGCGAGGACGAAGCCCGCGACAGCCCCGAGCGCCAGCTCGCCGCCGCCGTCCTTCTCCAGGCATGGAACGACGCAAACGCGACGCCCGAAACGGTGAAGTACGTGAGGGATCTTGGTATGACGCCCGCCGAGTTGATCCAAGCATCGCGACGGTTCTTGACCGCCAAGCGTGGCCCCTGGGCACGACAGCGCCAGCTCTTCACGAGCGCGTTATCTGTTGATGATGAGGCCATCCGCCTGCGTGCGGTGGCCCAGTTTGGAGAGGGACACTGAGATGAGTATCAAGCCGAAGAATGGAGGCGGGGCACGCCCCGGCGCACCTGTGGGCAGGAAACGGGGCGAAGGCGTACCCCAAGCCGCACTGACGGAAGAACGGAAGGAGGTCTTCCTGTCGGAGCTACGCCGCCACGGAATCGTGAGCGCCGCCGCTCGGGCAGCCAGCCCACACGCCAAGGGGACGTGCGCCCCGTCGTTCTACATCCTGCGGAAGAACAATCCCGAGTTCGCCGCCGCGTGGGATGACGCCATCGAGCAGGCGACCGGCAGCGTGGAGCTGGAGATTCACCGCCGCGCTGTGGAGGGCTACGACGAGCCGGTCTATCAGAAGGGTGAATTGGTCGGGACGGTGACGAAGTACAGCGACCGCCTGCTGGAGCTGCGGGCCAAGGCACTGATGCCGAACAAGTACATCGAGCGCCGGGCCGTCGAACTGAGCGCCAACCTGAACGTCACCCAAGAGCTGTACGGCGGACACGCGTTGACGCTCAAGCCCGAGGACGTGCTGCTGCTCGACGAAGGCAAGCGCCAGCAGCTCCTGGGCCTGCTCACCGAGATTGCGATGGCTCGGGGTGACCTGCTGGAGGTAGAGCCGGAGCCCGCTGGGCTACTGGAGGCGGAGGCATGATTGGTGACTTTCTGGCCCAGGTGCAGGGGCTTGTCAGTTTCGAGGAGGAAGCCGGGGTACCTCCCCGGCGAACCCCGTTTGGTTTCCTGATGCCTGCCTACCCGCAGGACGACCTGGGCTACGACTTGTGGGAAGCTCAGTATGGCGAGAAGGCCCGAGGTACCACCCGCCTGCCCATCCCCGAGCCTAGAGCAGTGCGCGATGCACCAGGGCGAACTGTCCAACGGACTGGGACACCCATCCGGCGGGGCCGCCTGGAGTAACTGGACGTTAGCAGTGGCCACCTGGGCCACCCGCTAAAAACTGAGAGCCGAGGCGGCAACAAAAAGGAATGATTCTCATCACGGAAGCCGAAATGGTTCGGCTCCGATTTCTCAAAGGTGAGAATCATGTCCAAGTTGAATCTGAAGAAAATCCCGTCTCGGGCCAATATCCAAGAGCTCCGCTCTATTCTCCGCAGCCACGCCGCCAACCTCCAGAGCCTGCGCAAGTCGCTGGCCGACGCCCGCGAAATTGCCCAGAAGCGTGCGATGGAGGAAGTCTCCAAGATCACCATGACCGCCCAGGAGCGCCAGACCTTCGCCAAGCGCAAGGCCGACACCATGGTCGCAGCCCAACGGGCCGCCGCGAAGGAGAACGCCGAACGACTCGCCAAGGATCTGGCAACCGCTCGCGGTGTGCTGGAGCTGGGCAAGGGCGTCTACGACAACCCGTTCGCCGCGCTCGACGCTGCGACCCTGGGCAGTGCCCGCCGCGCTACCTACACGCAGAACCTGATGGGCGCTGGCCCGGTGGCCCTGAAGAACGCCGCCGAGCGCGCCGCCTCCCTGGGCGACGCCGAGCTGGCCGCCGCTGTTATCGCTGTGGTCTCTGTCATGCCGACCGACAAGCGCCCATTCCACCCGGCTGCCGTCCTTGACATTTTCCCGGAAGACCACGAGGTCTTCGCGCCGATGGTCGAGTTCGAGGAAGCCGAGGCCGCCTTGGCTGATGGCCTGTCGCTGTATGGCGAAGTCGTGAATGGCACGGCCAACCCGACCGCCCGCATCGAACGCGCC